TAAAGAGTAAACTTTCATAGACTTGCCAATTTATCCGATCACGGTAAACAATGGATCCATTTTGTAATTTGTTGTAGGATCTTTGTCACGCTCGTCGCATCCATGCGGATTATCTATCCGAAATAGTGATGCCGGGAGCGATGCACCAAGGAGCTTTGGGATGGTGCGGGGTAGTCTGTCTTAGAAATTTTCCCCTTTCTTTGTAAACACTTTAACGTGTTACATTTCTGTTGCACAATGGAGAACATCACGGACGCTGACCTCACACGCTTAGAGAACGCCGTCATCCAAGGCGAGGAATACGCTGAGAAGCTGGCACTCTTCAAGTCTGCATTCATCCCCCCGGAAAACAGGAGATTCATCCTTTCAGCCTTCACTGTATACGATGCGTGCAGCAAGCGTCAGCGTGATGTATTTATCTTGAGACTGAAGATGTACACATTCAAGGAGATCGGCGAAGCACTGGGTGTAGGCACGTCCACAGCGAAGAAGCACTGGTACAGGGCATTGAAGAAAGTGTCGTCCGTTTTAGTATAGGTGATGAAAGTAAGAAAAATACCAAGAGCAAAAGTCCGCATGCTTGCCAGCTTCGGATGTTCTTTCCTTGAGATCGCAAAGTATTTCGCTGCAGACGAAGCAGTAATACGCAAGCAATTCAGGGAAGACTACGACCAGGGAAGGCAGGACATGAAGGTGAAATTACGTCAGGCACAGTGGAAAGGAGCTCTTGTTCATGGAAATACATCGCTAAACAATTTGGCGTTCATATAAGCGATTATATGAATTATTACAGCGGAATTAAGCGGGGAAGCTACACATTACGCCAACCCGAACCGAAGGCTGCACAAAGTGTAGTCAGGGGCAGAGCATAGATGGTGAAAAGATATAATCCATCCACGAGTCCGCTGCATCTCACTGAGATGAAAAGATATGCCGATACTCAGGCGAAAGCCTGAGATGTGAGATAAAAAACTCACTGCAACATTTGATTAATTTTCCTTGGAAAAAACTATCTCGGTCAGAGCGATAAGACTGATCTTGAAGCAGTTAACAATTTGGAGTCTGTATTAAAGTCTTGCGGATACGAACACGTTGATCAAACAGGTTCTAAATCGGAAGAAGTTGTGGAGTTTATTAGGCTATCAGCCGACCCCACAGCAACTGGACGTACACAAGAGCAAGAAACGCTTCCGAATTAATTGCCAGGGGAGACGCAGTGGGAAATCCACACAAGCGGCTTATGAGATACTGCCCTGGCTGTTAACTCCGAACACTCGTGGATGGATCGTTGCACCCAGTTACGATCTTGGTCAGAAGATAGCCAGGATCGTAAAGGAAGAGGTGATTATGAAGCTACACTTGCCCATTGCGCACAAGAAGGAAGTCAATGGGGATTTGTATTACCTGAAGATAGCGGGATTGAATTCAGAGCTTTCTGTTAAGTCAGCGGATTCTCCTGAGAGCTTAACGGGGGAAGGCTGACCCTTCGGGGTCAGACGTATTTGTGGCTTGGATTATTTGATAATAGATGAAGCAGCAGCAGTAAAGAAAATAGTATGGGAACAATATTTAAGACCAACATTGTCCGACCGGAAGGGATGGGCATTGATGACAGGATCTCCTCGTGGATTTAATCATTTCGAGAAGTTCTACAGGATGGGCCAGGATGACACATATCCAGCGTGGGACTCATGGCAGCATCCATCCACAGAATCTCCATATTTCAATGATGACATTGAGGAATTAAAAAGGACATTAACCCGTGAAACTTATCTTCAAGAATATGAAGCTGCATTTACCTCGTTCAGCGGCAAGGTTTTTCAGTTTGACCGCACCACCCAGGTACGCTCAATCAAGTACAACCCGCATTTACCCACATACATCTCGATTGATTTCGGGTATAGACAGCCCCACGTTATTGTCTGTCAGATCGACTACAGCAAATCAAGAGATCTCCCTGACATATACCAGATAGATGAGATAGCAATGGAGGAGAACATTAAGACTGAGGAGCTTGCTCGCAGGGTGAAGGCATTCCCATATCGGAACATTGCGGCATATTTCGGAGATCCGGCGGGTGGTGGAATTAATGCCCAGAGCGGAATCAGTGACATTGAGATATTTAAGAGAATGGGAATGAACATAAAATTTAAACGAGACAGGATGACACGCAATGTGGTCAATGGTGTGAGCCACATGCGAAGGTGGTTTGAGGACGCAAATGGCGATCCACACTTTTTCGTAGATAAGAAATGCAAAGGGAGCATACAAAGTTATGAGAATTACAGATATCCAGAGAAGAAGGAGGATCAGAGAGTGAAAGAAGAGCCTTTAAAAGATGGTCGTTTTGATCACTCAGGAGATCTATCACAGCAGGCTGTCATCAACAGCCTGAACTCATCGATCAATTACTTTGAGAATCAGAGAAACAGGGAAAGAGAGTATAATCTTGATTTTTTTGAGGGATATACAGAAGATTATGTAAAGAAGTATTTCGGATCTGAGTCTATGCAGCAGATCCCTATTTTCACACAGAATTTAACACGCCGTGTATGTTCAATCAGGTCAACCACATACAAGCGTCCGCCCAGGATGATAGGTGAGAGCATTGAGGACTACAGGAAGAATATTGATATTGATGGCTTGAATGCAATTAGACGACAACTCGAAAGAATGACATTTTTATTAGGCACAATGGCATTTCGCTGTCGCTGGAACGCCTTTGAAGAGCGGGTGGAGTATGATCTTCTGCCTTTCTTTGAGCCGATGTTCCTTGAGGGAGAGCATAAGCCATATGGTGTGATGTTTGCCATTGAGAATCACGGAAACGCCCGGACAAAGTCATTAAAGTACGCAGTGTGGACCGAGTCACGCCCCGGATATCCTGGAATGCACTTCTTAATTGACACAGATATGAAGAAGATCAGCATGAATGAACAGGATCTAAATCCTTATGATGTTTTGCCTGTGATTTTCGTACATCGCTCACAGCCAGTGCGTGATTGGTTTGTTTCAGGCGCAGAGGATGTAGTGAGGGCTGATCTTTCCACTTCTGTGGGAATGACAGAACTATCCCTTGCTGTGCGTTTTGGCGCAGTAGGGATAAAACATATATCAGGTGTGGATGATTCATCGAGGGTAGAACTCGGTGTGGACCGTGTTCTTTATTTACCGGAAGGAGCAGACTTCGGCATTTCATCGCCTTCAGGAAGTTTAGATCAGATTATAGCATCACTCCGCTTCATGGTTGAAGCAACGCTTCAAAATAATAATATCAGAGTCAAATTCGCTGACGAGCGCGGGAATGCCCCAAGTGCAGTGGCACTTTCTATCCAGGAAGCGGAGTTAATTGACGAAAGAATTGCCATCACTGAAGACACATGGCGTCCATTTGAGAAGGCACGATACGCTATAGACAGGAAGATCATTGAAGCACAGACGAACACAAAGCTCGCTGAGGACTTTCAGGTAGACTTTGTTGAGCCGAAGTCAATAATGACAATCGATGATGAGATCAAATATTGGGATTGGAGAATCAGGAATAATCTCTCCAGTGTGGACGGACATTCAGCGCATGTTGATTGGTACACATATAATAATCCAGATGCAGACGCTGAGTCCATAGAGAGGTTTAAAGAGTCTATACAGCAGGCTGAAGCTCCAGAAACTCCATTAC